ACTTACCGTATATGGCTTGGAGTTTCTTACGCTCCGGAGAAATGCAATCATCCCGATTGTATCAGCAGGAGAGGCTCAATGAGTGTGAGAATTACCGATACCGTGACAGCGGACGGCAGAAAGTTTCAGCAAATGCTCAAAGAACTGGCAGAAAAGGAAGTGCGTGTTGGGTTTCAGCATGGCAAAGCCACTGAGGAGGACGGCACGGACATCTGCGATATTGCAGCATGGAATGAACTCGGAACTGTGCATATTCCGGCTCGTCCGTTTTTGCGTATGAGCGTAGATGACAACGCATCAAAGATTAAAAGTTTCTTGCAGGAGAAGAAAAAAGACCTCGTAAGAGGGATTTCTGCCGAACAGGTCCTCAAGGAGATAGGGATTTTTCAGAAAGACCTCATCCAAGAGAAGATTACGGACGGCAGTTTCGCACCAAATGCGGCATCGACTGTCAAGAAGAAAGGTTCATCCAAACCGCTGATTGATACTGGACGAATGAGACAGTCAGTCAATTATGAAATCAAACAGAAAGGAAGTGGAGACTGATGAATTTCTTAAAGAAGAATTACACGCTGAGGCGTTATTCAGAGCCTAAATATGTTCAAGGCTATTCTTCTATACCTTATGAAGATTTAACGCTGCCTATGGACATACAGACCTTAGAGGACACCATAAAGACCGAAGAGGATGGTAGGAAATCAATTCAGAAGTTGAAAGTATTCTGCGACTACGAGATTTTGGCTGAGGATGAGCATAAGAAGCAGAAAGCAGACCGTGTTTGGTTTCAAGGGAAGTGGTTCGAGTGCCTGTCAAGCAGGTTAAGTGAGAACACTCCTCTGAGACACTGGACAGCAACATTCGTTCAGTGCTTGGATGCCGAAGATGGTCCAAAACAGGAGGGCGAATGATGAACATGGAGAGCGTAGAGTCGGTCATCTACGATGTTACGGCTGAGTTCTTCCGCGGTGCAACGGTCATTTGGGCGGAGCAGGTAAATACGAAACCGGATTTGCCGTATGTAACACTCAAGACTGGAAACATCAACAGAACTCGCTTTCCGGTGGTAGATGATGACGGAAACAGGTTTTATTTGTGTAGCACATTGCTCGAGATAAACCTGTACACCAAAGGCAAGGCGGTTACGGTAGCAGAGAATGTTACCGGAAACTATGCCAACACAGCCGCAAGCGATTTGCAGGATTTCTTCAATTACCTCGACTCTGAGGAAGTTGTGGACAGACTGGCAGCACACGGCATGGATATATCCCTCGAACCGCCTGTGAGGGATTTGACAAATTTGCAGAATGACAGTAAGTACCGTTATCGAGCAATGGCTGAGGCAACGGTTTCTTTTTCTCAAGAAGCAAATGGTCGTTACGGAATTGGTGGCATGGATGCTCCAAACGCATCCGGAGGCGGCTCTGCTGAGATGGCAGATGCAACATCGGGTGTCATCGAGGAAGTAGAAATTTCAGAAGAGACCTATGAAGGAGGTAAAGCATAATGAAGAACAATCCATTAGATGACATCATCAAGTGTGATGTCGAGATTTCAAGTCCGGGTTCAAGCGATGTGAGTTTCGACAGTATCCTCTTGGTGGTAGCCGGACCCGCTGCGAAAGGCACAGCAACAATCTCCGGCACGACAGCAAGGCTGATGAATTGCTCGACTATGGTTACAAGACCGACAGTCCTGCATATATCGCTGCAACGGTTGCTTTTTCTCAGAACCCATCTCCGGATGAAGTGTATTTTGTGGTCCGTGAAAAGACTGCGGAGAAAGATACCTACGAGGATGTTGCTACAACACTCGCAAGAGCGAATGGAGAGACATCATTCTATGGCATCCATCTCACGGAGTTCAGAGACAGCACGGATATTGAAGCCGCAAAGACTTGGGCGGAGGCAAACGAAAAGTTGTACGGATTTGAGTACACAGACATTGACTCATGCCCGGTAAAGAATTTCAGTTTCTATCGTACATTCGGTATTTTCTCCGGACTCGCAGACGGTTATGCAGCAGAAGAACAGCCTGCTGAAAACCAGTATGCAGCACTGGCTTGGATGGCTAAGTGCTTCGGGTATGACCCGGGAACCGAGACATGGAACCTCAAGGAACTGGCAACAATCGTTCCTACGAAGTTGTCAACAGAGCAGAAGAAAGCACTGGGAGCAAAGAATATCAACACATTTCTCCGCTATGCAGGATGCAACTGTGCAATGGGTGGCATGACCCTTGCAGGAGAATGGATTGATGTTATCCGTTTCAGAGACTGGCTCAAGAATGAGTTGCAGATTAGAACATTCAATGCTCTCAAGACCAACCGCAAAGTTCCGTTTACTGACGGAGGTATCGGTCTGATTGAGGGGGTTATGGACTCCACTCTCAAGGATGGACAGGACATCGGAGGAATTGCTCCTACGGAGTATGACGATGACGATAATCCTATCTACGGATACACGGTCACAGTTCCAAAGGCATCTGACCTCACGGAGGCAGAAAGAAAGTCGAGAAAACTTACAGGATGCAAGTGGTCTGCTCGACTCACAGGAGCAATCCATGCAGTAGAAATCAGCGGCAACTTGACATTCTAAGGAAGGAGGATAAAGGACAATGAGTAAAGTTACTACTTACAATCCTAAGAAAGTTACCTGTGCATTAGGTAGACACATCGTTTCCGGCTTTGCAGATGACTCATTCATCAGCATCGAGCCTGCGGGCGATGGCACTTCCTATGTCGTTGGTGCGGATGGGGAGATTGCTCGAAGCATCGACCCTTCCAATGTCTACACGATTAAGCTGGCATTATTACAGGCATCTGCTACAAACAAGTACCTGCAAAAGATGTACGACAAGGACAAGAAAGACGGCACAGGCACATTCAGTGTGAACATTGCTGACCTGCTCGGAAACGAGAAGTTCACAGGCTCAGTTGCATGGGTTACAAAACCCGCATCATGGGCGAGAGGTAAGGCACAGGGCAACCGTGAATGGGAAATCGCCGTAGGCGAAGGACAGTTCAAGTAAGGAGGAAATGAAACATGGCATTGAAACAAATGGAAGCAAAAAAGGTAACTGTTGGCGATAACAGTTTTCACATCAAGCCGTTCCCGGCATTTAAGGCGGCAAATCTTACAGGGGAGTTAGCGTCCGTGCTGTCTCCCCTTATTGGTGCAATTGCACCGCTTGTCGGAGATGGAGACTTAATGGATGTAGATGTAAATAAGGCTGCTGAGGCACTGTCAACATCAACCGTAATCAACGGAGACAGATTGGAGGCTCTTATGAAGAAACTCCTGCTCGGCGGCAATATTGTTATTGAATATGAGGACGAAGAGGGCGAGAGACAGCAGGATGTACTCGATAAGGACCTCGCTGATGAAGTGTTCTGCGGCAATGTGCAGGATATGTTCGTTCTCTGCGTTCATGTAATAAAGTTGAACTTCAACGGTTTTTTCGAGAAGTTAGCCACCCTATCTGGGAAAGCCGAACAGGTGGCTACCAAGACTCCGAGGAAGATATTGTAAAGTTCGGCAAGTTTGATTATTCACAATTCAGTGAGTTGGAACTCCGGTGTTACATCCTCATCAAGGCGGGAATGGTATCCATGACCGAATTGCAAGAGGTTTACACTCTCGATGAAATGCTGAAATTATACGCACTGTATTCTATGCAGTTAGATATTGAGAAAGGGAGAGCAGACGAACTGGAAAGGAGGTCTTGATAAGTGACGATTAGAGATATATCTGTCGCTTTCGGCTTCGATGTGGACCGTGCATCCCAACAGCAAGCAGAGAACAGCATAAAAGGTATCAAGAATATGGCGACCAAACTCTTAGGAAAGATTGCGGTCGTCTTTTCTGTTGCCAAACTGACATCGTTTGCTAAGGATTGCGTGGAAGCGGCATCAAATGTCGAAGAGATGGAGAATAAATTCAATGTCGTATTTGGAGACATGGCTGATGAAGTTGACAAATGGGCGGAGCAATTCGCAGACTCGGTCGGTCGAAACAAAAACACGATTAAGACCTACTTGGCAGACCAACAGAACTTGTTGGTAGGATTTGGTATGACAAGAGAGGAGGGTTCCAAACTCTCTGAGCAGATGACATCCCTCGCTCTCGATATTGCATCATTCTCGAACCAAGACGAAGATGTGGCAGTAAATGCCATGACTAAGGCTGTTATGGGAGAGAGTGAAGCGGCAAAGACTCTTGGTGCAGTTCTGAATGATACAACACGAGCCGAAACGATGGCAGCACTCGGAATGTCGGGTACATACGACAGCCTGTCTCAGTTGGAGAAGATGCAGGTAAACTACAACGCAATCCTGCGACAGTCTCCCGATGCAGTCGGAGATTGCGTCAGAAGCATGGGTTCGTATGAGTCATCTACAAGGCAGTTAAAGGCTGCACAGGAAGAATTTAAGGAGTTTATCGGCGGTCAGTTGCTTCCGGTAATGTCGGTATTCGTTCAATGGGTAACGAAAGGCGTGAAAGCGGCGACAAAATTTGCCAAAGCAATCCTACTGGATGCTGACGGCAACAATCGTATCCTGCGGTCATTCGATAGGATACACGCAGTCGTGAAAAGGCTGCAACCTGCTATGGAGAGGTTCACATCCTCGATGAAGAACGGCATCAGCAAAGCCACCGACACGATAAAGAATATCATCAATCGGTTCGGAGGTATGGAAAACGCCTTGAAGTTGCTTGCGATAATCGCAGGTGCTTTTATCATAGCGATGAACTGGAGCAAAATCATAGGTGGAGCCAAGGCTTTTCTGTCGCTCATACAGGGCATGGGAAAGCTGTTTTCGTTTGCCAATCTAAAAATACTTGGCATTGTTGCCATAATTGTAATACTGGCACTGATAGTTGAGGACTTTATCAATTTCCTTATGGGCAACGACTCGCTGATTGGTACGATATTCGACAAGTCAGGTATCGGGGCAGACAATGCTCGACAGGCAATATTCAACGCATTCAATAAGGTCAAGGAGTTCCTACTAAATGTATGGGATTTGCTCAAGACTGCTGCAGGAATGTGGATAGATACAGTCAAAGGTTTCTTTGAAAGGCACGGAGAGCAGATAAGGAAAAACTTCGAGAGAGTGTGGGGAATAATCAGTACCCTGCTCAATGGCGTTTGGACTTTCATCACTCAGCTTGCTGCCACACTGTTCGGAGGTACGGAAGATGAGATTAACGGCTCGCAGGAAAGCACCAAAGATAAGATACTGGCGATTTGGCAGGCTATCCTTGATACACTGTCATCTATATGGGATGCTTTATTCACTGTAGCGAATGCAATATTTAATGCGGTAGCCACGGTTATCGAAACTGTATTCAAATGGATACAGGCATTTTGGAACAGTTGGGGTTCTGAGATACTCGCATGGTTCAAAGGACTATGGGATAACCTCGGACAATTCATCAATGGATTTCTAACGGTACTCGAAGGAGTTGCCAATTTTATAAGTTCAGTGTTTACAGGAAACTGGTCGGGAGCATGGGAAGCTATCAAGCAGGTATTTTCCGGAATTTGGGATATGATTACGGCGATTCTGCAACAAGCATGGAACACGATTTCGACCGTATTAACGATAGGGTTAGGAGTCCTGCAATCATTATGGAATGCAATTTGGACTGCCATCTGCAATTTCTTTCAAGGAATATGGAATGGCATCGTATCGTTTATAAGCGGTATTTGGTCCACAATCACAGGAGTTATCTCCGGAGCGATAAATGGCATATACAGTGTCGTATCATCGGTGCTGTCGGCTATATCATCGTTCTTCAGCAACATATTCAGCGGCATCGCATCGTTTGTCTCAAGCACGTTCAGTAATATGGTATCGGGAGTTACCGGATTTGTTGGCAACATCAAAAATGCCATTGTAAACGGACTGACAGCAGCGATAGACTGGATAAAAGGACTGCCAAGCCAAGCACTGAAATGGGGTTCCGACATCATAGATGGAATTGTCAGCGGTATCAAGGGAGCAATCGGGAAAGTTACCGATGCAGTTAAAGGAGTGGCTGATAAAATTAAGTCGTTCCTGCACTTCTCTGTACCGGATGAAGGACCTCTGACAGATTACCAGTCGTGGATGCCCGACTTCATGGGCGGACTGGCGGACGGTATTTCAGCAAGTGAGGATACTGTTCTCGATAAGGTCAAGGGCGTAGCAAGTGGCATTAAGACATTGATGCAGGGAGCAACAGCGTCTGCGGCAACGGCTGCAAGCAGTCAAGTAAATAATACGACCTCCAACATGACACAGAATGTCAACATCAACAACAGTTATTCCGGAGGAAGTACAGAAGCTCAGAAAAATGTATCTAAGGCAATGAATAAGTCAGCCGTAGATGCGACAACACAAATGGCAAGAGGACTTGCCTATGCAAGGGGGTAGGTTATATGGCAAGAAAATTGCAACCTGTTTCGGTGTGGGGGATAGAGTTTGATGCTCTCATAGATGAGACCAAAAGTATGACCTCCACCATACCGGAGTATCCGGTTGAGGAAGGATTTTCGGTGTCAGATACGATTATCAATGACCCGATACAGTTCTCCGCAACACTGTATCTTACAAACACGCCTGTCACATTTCTGTACCGTCATGGTTCATCCAATGACAGGGTAAGGCTTATATGTAACGATATAGAGAAAAAATGGTTTGAAAAGAAACTAACCAAAATCGTCACATCTGATGCAGTTTATACGAACATGGGTCTCACGAGCATTAGTATCAAGAAGTCGGCAGACATCGGATACGCTCGTGAGATTTCTATTTCTGCAAAGAAAGTCAGAGTGACAAAGAGAAAAACCGTGAATATCCCGACCTATGTTTTGAAAGCAGGAGAGTCGATGGCGAATGCAGGAAAGGCTTCCACATCGAAGTCGTCATCCAAGTCGTCATCGAGTTCTTCCTCATCCTCGAGCAGTTCATCGGGAAGCGGTGGAAGTTCAAGTAAGAAGTCGAGTAGCGGCTCAAAGAAGTCTGCATCCATTTTATACGGTGCAGCGAGCGGTCTCGGCTTGATTTAAGGAGGTGTTGAGATGCTATATATCCAAGTGCCGGATATGAATGATAGTGTTTCGACACTCTCCATAGACGGTAAAGAATACAACCTGCGGTTTACTTACAACGAGAAGTATGATTATTGGAGTTTTGGTCTGTATGACGAGGGAGAAGAACCAATCATCGCCATGACGAGAATAGTTCCGAACTTCCCGATATTCCACTATTACACCGACAGTGACATACCGGACGGAATATTCGGTTGTTTGTCTGATATAGATACCGTAGGAAGAAACGCATTTAAGGATTTGACGGCTGAGTTTGTCTATATTCCGAATGTGGAATTGGAGGATGATTGATATGGCTAATGAAAACTGGATGCGAACCTACACCATGCGGTGCGGGAAAATGGGAAAGCGAGGCTTTGAAATTGGAAATGTGAACAGTGTGACAGAAGATTGTCTCCATGTATCGTTTTCAGTTGAGAAGTCGAGCGAAGAAAGTCAGAATGATGCGAAAGTTCAGATATGGAACCTGTCTCCGAAAAACCTCGGCATATTGGAGTCCAAAGATTGCGTGGTCGAATTGAAAGCAGGCTACGGAAAGAACAGGTCGCTCATTTTTGTTGGAAATGTATCATCTGCAATCACGACAATCGATAATGCCGACAGGCTTACGGAGTTGACGGTTGTGGATGGTCTTGTTGAGTTAAGAGATACGAATATCAGCGTGTCGATTAACGGCAAGGTAAACTGCAAGACGGTGTATCAGAAAATTGCGAATGCGATGGGAGTATCTGTTAAGTTCGCAGGAGATTTATCGTATGCCACCCTGCCGAATGGGTTTTCTTATGTCGGGAAAGCTAAGGGAGCATTGCAAAAGGTGGCGAATTGCTGCGGGCATAAGTGGTCCATACAGAACCAAGTCCTGCACGTTACATGGCCCGGTCGTTCCATAACGACTCAAGGCTATTTGCTCTCCGCTGACACTGGACTCATCAACATACCGAAAAGAATTACAATCGGCTCGGGAGATGAGTCAAAGACAGGATGGGAGGTTGAATACCTGCTGAATGGTGCTATCGGGGTCAATGATATTGTTGAACTGAGAAGCAAGACCATAAGCGGGTATTTTTTGGTTTACAAAGTTACGATGGACGGCGACAACATGGGCGGAGATTGGCTCTGCACAGCACAGTTACTGAAAATCGCTGAGAAGCCGAAGATGGACAAGAAAGCAGAGTCCGGAAGTTCCAAGAAGAAATCATCCGGAAGCGGAGGTTCATCGAGAGGAACAATTAAGAAAGGCGATAAGGTTAAGGTCATCAGAACAGTTAAGTCGGGTAGCAGAACGAAAGGGTATCAATACTCCGGAGGAATGTTTACCTGCTATTATTCGGTTTACGATGTTATACAGGTCAAAGGAGACCGTGTGGTAATCGGCATCGGTTCGACAGTGACTGCGGCAGTAAAGATGGCTGACCTCGCCAAAGCATAGGAGGCATTATGTTACAGGAAGCCACAGCAGAAATCGAAAAGACTGCAAAAGCGGTCGTGAACGAAATCCATACCGCATTGCCGGGAGAGATTGTTTCTTTCGATGGAGCGACTGCAACGGTTAAGCCTGTCGGACAATATGTAACATCAGATGGAGTCTCACTAAGTTATCCCACGATAACCGAGGCTCCTGTTTGTTTTCCATACTGCCAAAGTGCGGGTGTTGGAATTGCATTTCCGGTCAAGAAAGGCGACAGTTGCATCATCATCATTTCAGAGGTAGAACTGGACGCTTGGAGAAGCGGCGCAGCTTCGGAAGGTTCGCTCAGATTCGACCTCACGAGTGCTATGGTAATACCCGGTCTGCTCGATGGGGGCAGCGATGCCGCAGTTAGAGCGACAAAGCAAAATGCTGTTATTGTGACAGGCGGAGATACAGAGGTTGTGGTGTCCGGAAACGGATGCGAAATCAATGCAGGCTCCACGACATTTAAGGTGTCTGACTCCGGAGTAAATATCAAAGGAAATGTCACTGTAACAGGAGATATAAAAGTCGGTTCGGTATCGTTCAAGAACCATACTCATACCGACAGTACCGGAGGCGAGACCCAAAAACCCGAATAACCATACGCACAAAGCCTTGACAGCCACAGGAAGCGTTTTATTTGAGTAAGACAACAAATTCTCCATTAGAAAGGCTCAAGGGCAGAAATAAGCAAATAAGAAAGTCCATACAAGAGGAGGTGCTTTATGGATATTTTACTATCCGCAGACGGAGACCTATACCTCACAGAAACAGGAGACATATCCCTTGTCGAGTCAGTTGCTCAGAAAATCAAGATAAGACTCAGATGGTGGCTCGGGGAGTGGAGGTGGGATGAAGAGGAGGGTATGCCGTACAGGGATGAACTTTTCATCAAAAATCCGGATACGGACAGTTTCGAGATGGCTGTCCGAGAAAAGATATTTGAAATTGACGAAGTTACCGAGGTCAAGGATGTCTCGGTTACTTACGACAGACACACGAGAGTCGGGAAGATTGAGTTCACGGCTCTGACAGATACAGAAACCATAAGAGAGGAGGTGGAAATAGATGGCAGAATACGGAGTAACTGATAAAGGCTTCAACATCAAGAGGCTCGATACCATTATGGAGGAGATACACACGGATTTGACGGAGGCGTTTGGCTTTGATACGAGGCTGACGAAGCCGTCTTTTCTTGATACACTCATCACAACATTTTCCTATCAGATTTCTGATTTGTGGGAGACTGCTCAAGACAACTACTATGCCAAATATCCTGCCACAGCAACAGGAGTCAGCCTCGATAATGCTGTTCAGTATGGCGGCATACGCAGGGCAGCAAACAAGCGTACATCATACCGCCTGCACTGCACCGGAGACGATGGAACCTATGTAAGAGAAGAGGCAATCGTGGCAACAAACACAAGTCCGGAAGTCAGATTGAAGAACGCAGATGAGTTCGAGATTACGAGAGATGCGTTCAACCGAGTAAGCATCAAAGTGGCATCGGCTGAGGTCGGTGTTTATTCAGTCACAATCAACGGTAGTCAGTATTCATTCTCAAGTCCGGACGGAGTGGAAGAGGATATTATCACAGGTCTCGCCAAAGCTATTACGGACGATGGATATACCATAACTGCCAAGAACAATACGCTTACGATTGAGGATAAGACCATCAGTAGAAGCAATGTACTCATCCTATCAGACAACTTGACGACATCGAGCGTCACTGTAATAGCGACATTCCTCACAGAGGAGTACGGAAAGATTACGCTTCCATACGGAATAGTCACGAAGATGGTAAATAATGTCACTGGATTTACGGCTGTTACAAACCTACTCGAGCCGACATACGGAAGAAAGCAGGAGAACGACATCGAACTGAGACAGTCCTACATTGCAAAATCAGCATTGAGGTCCAACACGATGATTGAGTCTATTGTCGGAGAACTACTGAATAACATCGAGAATGTGGAGTCTGCATCCGGATATGAAAACGATACAGACTATGTAGACAGCAGAGGACTTCCGCCTCACAGTATCGAGATTATCGTTGAGGGAGGAGACAACAGTGAAATCGCACAGGCTATTCTCCGAAGAAAGGCGGGCGGTATTCAGACATACGGAAGTATAGAAGTCGGCGTTCCCGGAGTGTACGGAGACACAATCCCTGTTCGGTTCAACAGACCGGACTATCTGTACACATGGCTCAAGGTTGTGCTGCACGGAGACAAGTCGCAGTTGCCGACAAATTATGCTTCTCTTACCATACAGGCTCTGATTTCAGACGGAGCAGAGTTTGTGGCAGGAACCAATCTCCTCACTCAGTTGCTCAACGATGGCATTTACGATGCTGTCGCAGGACTGACTTATGTTGAAATCTATACTGCATACGGAACTTCAAGTACCTATGTTCCGGAATCATCAGATTACAAGCAGAAAAACATCATCGTCACATCACGCCAAAAGGTGCTGATTGATGAGAAGAGAATTGAGGTGTCGTTCAGTGAAGATAGTTGATAGTTGGCTGAATGATTTGCCTCAGCAGTTTCTTGAGAAAAAAAATATCGAGGCTCTGATACGAGCGTTCTCCAAACAGTTGCAGGAGATAGAAGATGTATTTGATGACTTGAAGAACCTCACAGACCTCGATACAGCCACAGGGCAGAATTTGGATATGGTTGGAACTATTATTCCCCTCAGCAGAAAAGAAGCCGGTATACTGGCAGGCATCAATGTTGAGGACCCTGTTATTTCTGACGAAAGATACAGGCAGTTCCTACGGTATCAGAATTTGGTAAACACCAACGAATGCACCTATTACGATTTGATGAATGGTCTTGCTTTACTGTGGGATGTCTCCCCGATTTATTACATCGAGGACCCGGATATGCCTGCAACAATCATTCTGACAATGCCGTTCCTCAAGCCGGGAGGAGAGGTTGTAAGGGTGGGCGAAGTTCCAATGGTAAAACCTGCGGGAGTTCGTATTGAATTTGAATATCAGATTAAGGTGGTCGTAGAAACACTTGTCCGATGGATATGTGCAACCTATGACCTTTTGATTTGCGGAACTTTCAAGTGCGGCACGAAGCCGAGACCCGGTACACTTGGAAATATCATGTATGTCGAGACAAATCTCGATATGAACGCAATCACAAATGTATTTGACACAACCCTGTCCGGCACAATCCGAATAGGTGGCAAATTGTATAATTCCACGACAGGAGAAATCTTCACGGATGATGTAGAAATCATCATCAATTCAGATTACGAAATCGTGGATGTCTTGGTAGCAGGCCAGTCGGTGTCCGGCGTTTATCCTGCCAAGGCTGTCAACGGTGTATTCATCGGAGAAAGCACGGAGGTAGGAAAGACCTTTACCAACACGACTACGGTTCTGCCATTATCCGGAGTTGTTACGAGTGGCGGAGGAAAGATGATGATGCCTGCAAAGGTTCGGCTTTCGGAGGATATAAATATTCAAAGCAACGCAACGATAGGAGTATCCAACGCACCGAAGAGCGGAACCATTATCTCGGGAGAGGGAACCGAACCTGTCGTTCAGACATCGGTATCCAACGACTCTGAGGTTAGCGGCAAAGTCGTTGTATCCGCCGCAACTATCAAGCGATGCGGAACTAAGGCTTGTGGAAAATAAATCAGAAGGAGGTAAAAACGATGTCATTTTGGAGTACAGATTTTATGAATGACCGAAGAAAGCAGTGGCTCAATGCTTTGGTAAAGTTTCAGTACCTTGTCAACGGCACTTGGTATGATGCGACAATCAACACCAAAAGAGTGACTGGCAACAAGGTTGAAATCATCGTCAGTTTCCCGAGAACATCGAGCGGCTCACAGACCATTAAGGCTGTGAGAATTATTGATGTCACAGGAAAACAGGCAGGGTATCAAGCAACCGAGATTGTCCGTGCTGCCAACCAAGGCGTTCTGACAAAGTTTGAGTTCCCAATCTATGAAAAGGAGGATGAAGTCTAATGAATGGTAGAAATCAACCGTACCTCGACACCAACGGAGCAGGCTTTTACGAGCCTACGATGTGGCAGGACGAAGTTGAGGGAATACAGGAAGGTACGCCTGTGGATGAGCAGAACCTCAACAACATCGAGGGTGGCGTAAATGGAGCTAACCTCACGGCAGAATTTCTGACCGAAGTAATGAAGCATCATGGAGAACAGATTAGTAATATCGGAGGCGAGATTATCAAAGTCACTCTTACCAATACGGCAGGAGAGGCTTTTTTTAATAATTCCGCAAAGACGATTGCGCTGTCTGTCAACAGAGACAGTTTTGACTACACAGTGACAGCAGAGGTTGTTACTCCTGTGGACAATGTAGGCGACATCATCGTCTATGACAAGCAGGTCAATGGCTTCAAGGTTAAGTACACCGGAAGTGCCGCATCTGTGGACCTCAAACTGTATGTACAGGGAGGTAATGCAGCGTGAATGTAATTATCCACAATGACGAGAGGAGAAGTCAGCGTGACGCTACTCTCAGAGAATACGGTATCAATCCCGAGAGAGCGTCAGCCGCTCAGAGGGAGATGGCAGACTGCATCGCTCAGAAAACCAACGAGGCGTATGCAGAGGCAAGAAAACATTAGGAGGTAAAGAAAGATGGCAATGAAAGTTGTAGAAGTCAATGTCGGGGAGAAAATTCCCTACACAGTAAGCAAGACCAAAGTTACATTCAATGATGAACTGATGCTCAATCTCGCCAAGTTAGAGAGAGATTTTGATGTCAGTGTGGACATCTGCATCGACAAGTTCGGGATGCTTGTGACAGGTCTTGGTGTGAAGTATGCAGCACAGATTGAAATTCCTGCAAGACAGTATGTCGATAAGGAACAGGTCAATCCGGACTACGACCCGGAGGATGAGAACAGCCAGAAAACTGTTATGGTTCCCGAGCCTGTTGCGTTCTCTATGGACAATGTAACTCTCAAACTATACTCAATCGAATAAGGAGGTAAATTACTATGTCAAATTACGACCAGTTTGCAGCAGCGGTTAAGGAGATTTCCGGAGGAAAGAATGTAGTATTACTTGATGACCTCGGACTTCCTTCCGTTTATGTACCTATCAACAAACTCAAGAACTCCGAGATTATTTCCGGAGGCTCTGAGAATACTCATCCTGCATTCTCTGTGGATGGTGTAGAAAAGAGCAGATTTCTGTATTCCAAGTATCAGAATATCGTCATCAATGGCAGAGCGTACTCGCTGTCTCACAGAGACCCTAAGACCTATGTCAATTTCGACCAGGCAAGACAGGCTTGCGAGGCTAAGGGAGCAGGCTTCCACCTTGGAACACTTGCTGAATGGGCGGCAGTAGCATTGCTCACACGCAAGATGGGAACTATGCCACACGGTAACAACAACTACGGAGGAGACTCGGCGTACACCTATGAAAAAGGGCAGGAGTCCGCAAAGGATAACAACAAGACAGGAAGAACATTCACAGGTTCCGGTCCTGCTACTTGGGGTCACGACCATACTCAGTTCGGAATACAGGATATGAACGGCAATGTATGGGAATGGCTTGGCGGTATGTGTCTGAATGAGGGAGAAATTCAGATTATCCCTTACAACAATGCAGCACTTGGTTCCGAGTGCGATATGTCCGCTTCCTCAACCTTGTGGAAAGCAATCAAGAATGACGGTTCTCTTGTAGCACCGGGAACAGCAGCGACTCTCAAGTACGACTTCGTATCCGGAAACATTCAGTTGACTACCGGAATTACATCCGCACAGGATGCAGGTAGAGGTGGAAGCTACACAGCAATGACCCTTGCGAGTGGTGTCACTGCACCGGAGTTGGCAAAGGCTCTCATTCTCTATCCGGACGAGCCGGGCAAAGATTATGGCGGAGAATATCATTGGATGAATAACGCCGGAGAGCGGTTGCCGATTGCCGGGGGCGACTGGTACGATGGTGCCTATGCGGGTGTGTTCTACTTGAACCTCAACGGTGCTCGTTCTTACTCGTACAGCAACGTCGGCTTCCGCTCCGCTTATGTAGAACTGTAATCTGAATTTTGCATTTTGTTTTGCGAGCGTTAGCGAGCGTATGAAGAAAAAGCAATAAAATGATGTGCGTCCATAGGACAGTCCGTGCGACATAATTCGGACAGTCCATCGGACGCATTTTTTGTAGGGAGGTAAGATGAGCGATACAGCAACAAAAGGTGCAGAGGGCGAGAGCATAAGACAAAAAGTGGCAGATATGATGGACTACGCCGAGCCGTTCCTTGAGAAGTTTCCAAGACCGGAGAAAGGGTATGCAGGACTCGCAACTAAAATCCGAATGTGTATGAACACGATGGCTGAGAGGGAGATGGATACTCATAAATGCTATTATGCAAAATCAGTCCTCAAGGAATTAAACGAACTCGACAAGCAGGTCCAATATGCCAAATTCTATGTGGAAAGAGCATATAAGAAACGCATCCTCGACCAAAAGAGATTTAATGTGATGAGCGACTACCTCTCGCAGATAGGTAAGATGACCGGAAGTTGGATAAATAAGGTCACTGCCACTGCACAAAACAACGGCAGGAAATAATTTAGCAATTACTTTGGGAACAGGCTATTGCGTTTGCCGATTGCCGGAGGCAACTGGAACAATGGTGCCAATGCGGGTGTGTTCAACTTGAACCTCAACAATGCTCGTTCTAACTCGAACAGCAACATCGGCTTCCGCTCCGCTCTACCCTCATATTGTCAGATTTGCAGGAGGTCTACGGATGTCCTGCCAGTACACGAGGGGTAAAGGAGTCTGTTTCCACTCCAAAAAGGAGAAAAACAACCGACTGTATGAGAGCAGTGAGTGTAATAGGACAGCGGTCGGTTCCTCCATTCGGGAGGCTCACGGTCCGTAATGGGAACTTGAAAGCTGCAAGTAGCCTTTGGCGAAAGTCGCTATGCAAGAATGTAAAGGTGGTTTTTGGATGAAGATTAAGAATGTGTACGACATTATCTTTTCGATGGATAACCTTTACGATGCTTTTCTTGATGCGTCCGAGAGTCGTAGATACAACAGGGATGTCCTGCGATTTGGCTACGACTCTTGGACAAATCTTGAGGAGTTGAGAGAAAGAGTCCTTCGGGGAGAATACGAGATAGATAGGTACTTTATATTCTTCGTCTACGAACCTAAGAAAAGAATGATAATGTCAATCGCCTTTGAGCATCGTGTGGTTCAGTGGGCGATTTATAGAGTTGTCAATCCTGTGCTGATTAAGGGATATATCAAGGACTCGTATGGCTGCATACCCGGCAGAGGAGCGTTGGGAGCAATGACTCGTCTGAGAGATTGGTTGGAGTATGTCAGCAAGAAAGATGGAGATTGGTACTATCTGAAACTTGACATCAGCAAATATTTTTACCGGATTTCTCATCGGGTACTCAAGAACATCCTACGCAAGAAAATCAAGGATGAGAGATTACTTGAGGTTCTGTTCGGGATAATTGATTGCAAGCACACTCCATTCGGGTTGCCACCCGGCAAATCCCCGGGAGATGTACCGTTGGAGGAAAGATTGTTTGATGTGGGTATGCCAATAGGAAACCTGCTCAGTCAGATGTTTGCGAATATCTACTTGAATGAACTCGACCAGTTCTGCAAGAGAGTCTTGGGTATCAAGTATTATGTCCGGTACATGGATGACATCATTATTTTGAGTAACAGTAAGGCACAACTCCATGAATGGAGATGGACGATAGATACTTTCCTTGAGAAAGAGCTTGAGTTAAGCCTTAATCAGAAAACCTGCATCAGACCTATCAATCAAGGCATTGAATTTGTAGGATACAGACTTTGGTACAACAAGGTTGTGCTGAGGAAATCAACGACTCTCGGAATGAAGAGAAGCCTCAGAGGTGTAGCAAATAAGTATCACGATTATGAGATGACTCTCGAGCAGGTTACTCAGACATTCAATAGTTATACAGGTATGTTGGAACACACAGACAGCGAGGAATTGTTGGCATCTCTTTATACAGATATGATATTGACGCATGGAGAAAGGAGAGAGAATGAAGAAAGATTTATTCAAATGCTCCCACAGGAAGAGGAGATGCTTTATGGGATATGAGCGATGCTCCGGAAGTTGCAGCCACTATGGCGAGTGCATCGACTGTAAGTCATGGTTCATCCCGGCAGGTCAGTATCCGTGTAATAAATGCAAATATCTTGATGTTAAGCCGCCGAAGTAGGCGGTTTTTCTATGAAAGGAGGTGAGGAATGTGAGCCTAAATGATTGGCTGAAAGCAGGAGGCGGTGCCGTACTGCTCTTTATGACATTGGTACAGATTGCACCAATCAAAGTCAATCCTTGGTCTGCTATTGGAAAACTTGCAGGCAATGCCATGAGATTTCTCGGAAAGACCATGAATAAGGATGTGATGGACAAATTGGAGACAGTCGAGAACGATGTCAAAAATCTGAAAGAGAAGCACGATGACCTCAAGAACAGGATGGACAAAGACGATGCGGATGAGTGCCGCACTCGAATACTCCGATTTGCAGATGAATTACGAAGAGGAGTGGAACATTCTGAGGAGTTCTTCAATCAGATACTGGACGACATCTCGGACTATGAGAGATATTGTTCGGAGCATCCGGAGTACAAGAACAGTAAAGCAGTAAATGCCATTGCAAAGATAGATAAAGTCTATCAGAAGTGCATGGGAGAAAATTCATTTTTATAACAGGAGGAAAAGAACATGAAGAAAATTGATTGGGTCAGAAAACTGACAAGTAGAAAGTTATGGACGGCAGTAGCATCCTTTGTCTCTATGATGATTTTGGCTACTGGTGGCACAGACAACACAGCAACACAGGTAACTGCACTCATTATGGCAGGTGCATCCGTGGTGGCGTACATCATCGGAGAGGGATTGACCGACTACGCCAATAGCGGTTCCAACACCGAGGATGAGGAGTAATCTGAGAAACATATCGTAAGTACAGGGCAGCCGAAAGGTTGCCCTATTTGTTTAAGGAGGAATTGACATGAGTTTAATGGTAGGTAGTGCGAGAATTGATGAGAACGGCAAAATCTCCGGAGGAAAGCCGGGAGACCAAACAGGAAACGAAGTCTCAACTCAGCCGTACTATGTCCACTCAAAGGGATGGATTTGCATGAGACCAAAGAGTGTTGCGGTTGCCAATGCTATTGCGGAAGCAATGATACAGGCCTGCAAAAACAACAACATCGGATACTGCCAAGGACACCGCATAACTGTAATTGAACAGTTAAGAAAGAGCGGAAGCCTTGCAAAGATTCCTGCCAAGACAGAGGCTGATTGCAGTTCGCTTGTAAGAGCGTGCTGCATCCAAGCGGGATTTGACCCGGGCAATTTCAACACATCAGCCGAGGTGTCCGCTCTCAAAGCGTCTAAGCGGTTCATGGAGCCTATTACGGTAAAATCCGGCACGAAGTTGTGTAATGGAGACATTCTCGTCACTAAGACCAAAGGTCATACTGTCGTAGTCATATCCGGCAATCCAAGACAGGCGGTTTCTCATTACCCTAAGTACAAAGGAGCATCGGGTTCCATTGTTACGGCACTTGCAGCGGTTGGAGAAAAAGATACATCCAAGGCTCATCGTGCGAAGATTGCAGCCGCAAATGGTATCAAGAATTACGCATATACTGCGGCACAGAACCTTGAGATGGTAAATCTTCTCAAGAAAGGCAAGTTGACTAAAGCCTAATTTTGAATAGGCATAACACATCGGGGTGGCTGAAAAAGCCGCCCTTATTTTTATAATAGGAGGAGTTCACTATGGATAAACTTTTTGGTATTGATATTTCACATTGGCAGGGAGACCTCAGCATCAAGCAGGCAAGAGATGAGAGGGGCGTACAGTTCGTTATCGTCAAAGCAGCCGGAGCAGATGCGGGTAAATACAAAGATAGCAAGTTTGAAGATTACTATGCACAGTGCAAGGCGATTGGTATGCCTGTCGGTGCGTATTATTATGGTAACGCCAAGTCTGTTGCAGACGCACAGGTGGAGGCAGACCATTTCCTATCGGTAATTGCAGGAAAGCAGTTTGAATATCCTATCTACTACGATGTCGAGGGCAATATGCTCAAGAACGCAAAGGATACTCTCACAGACATCGTTATTGCATTTTGCGACAGATGCGAAAAGGCAGGATACTTCGTTGGAGTTTATACATCAGACTCACACTTCCAGTCTCATGTAGATGACTCTCGCTTACAGAGATTTACTCATTGGGTGGCAAAGTATTCATCCAACACACCTGCAACATCTCACGATATTTGGCAGTATGGCGGCGGTCAGAATTTCATTGCGGACAAGACAATCTGCGGCAGAACAGTAGACCAAGATTTCTGCTATCGTGACTTCCCTGCGGCAATCAAAGCGGCAGAACTCAATGGATTTACTGCCAACAATGATGACAGCAAGGATGAGCCGGAAGTGTCTGCTCCGGAGGGAACAACGCTTGAATTGGTTTACAGAACTATGAAAGATGAGTTCGGCGGCGGAGATGCAAGAAAAACAGCACTCGGAAGCAGATATGATGAGGTGCAGGAAGTCATCAACCATATTTACAGTGCGTCCGCACAGGAGTTAGCAGATGAAGTATGGACTGGCAAGTACGGAGATGATGAAGTAAGGAGAACTGTTCTCGGAGACAGATGGCAGGAAGTGCAGGACATCGTAAATGATGGCGGCAAGAAGTACCATACTATCGAGAGCGGAGAAACGCTCACAAGCATTGCGAAGGATTTCGGAACAACTGTCGATGCTCTCGTTTCTCTGAACGGCATTGAGAACCCGAACCTCATCATTACAGGAGACTCCATTAGAGTCAGATAACAGGAGGAAAGAATGAAGAACTACATTGGCGTAAAAATCGTAAAGGCAGAGCCGATGGAAAAGGATGGCAAAGCCGGATACAAAGTAAGGTATAAGGACGGATATGAGTCGTGGTCTCCAAAGAAGCAGTTCGAGGAGGCGTACAGGGAACTTGGAGATGCAGTTGATTTCATCAACGCAAAATAGTTCCGGTTGGTAAAGAATGGGCCTCTCTATCAGATACGGTAGGGAGGTTCTTTTTTATTGTCCGAAATTTGTCCTGTGGACAATCTGTGGACGCATGGTTTTCTGTCCAAGGACGAAGCAATCTGATAAACGGTTTGCACCAATGGTTTTACTGATTTTTCAAAAGCAATTCGACATACATTATATAAGAAGAAATCCGCCTTGTCCTATGGACAGTCACACGGACAGTCCTGCGGAAAGTCCTAAACCATACCGTAACCGTAACCGTTACCTATATATATTATATCTATTATGTTCATTGTCCTATGGATGTCCTGTGGACACATTTCTATTATCGTTTTGGAGTTCTCCAAATTATTCCGTAAAAATAAAGATATTCTTATTGACATGGTGTAAGGCTGTGTTATCGTACGCTCGCAAAAAAGCAAAGGAGGTACATGGCATGAGCGTTATTCCGAAAGAACTGACAGATGAGCAGTTAGCTGAATATTTCAGAGAGTATGTAGACGGTTGCCAGTGCAAGGAGAGGCATACAGAAGCAGCCTGCAATGAGGTTGAGCAGTACGACAAGATGGTTGCATATTTCTTCCCAAAGGAACTGAAACCGCAGAATAGATTTTATGACAAGATGATGGATGTTGCAGTTGAGTACGAGGAGTCGGGATTTATGGCAGGGTACAGAATGTGCCTAAAGCATTTACAGGAGCAGGAGCAGCAGGCTCAGACTGATACAACAAATTCTATACCGGAAGAACCAAAGAGGCAGGAACAAGCAGATACAGGCTCTGTGGATGCCTCGGATTTCATTTCCTCAAGACAGATAGGAGAAATGTTCTCTGCACCAAACGGAAAAGTCGTAAGAAGAATTAAAAATCAGATTTTGCCGTACTGCACAGATGATGAGAGGAGAGAATTTTCTCTGACATCAGAGAGGAGCAGGCAGAATAAATACATCGAAGTCTATCGTCTCAGTAAGAAAGCCTGCGGCATCTATCTCGACCACATGGAGAAGTGGTCCGGCATGATAAATGTAATGACAGGCATCTCGGAAATGAGGAAGAGGATGCAGGAGGTGTTTGCGTAGCTGAATAGGAATATTCCAAAATAATTTCCGTAAAACTATTGACAAATTGGAATGTTCCAAGTACGATAAAGTCAAGATAAATCAGTAAAAACACCGAACAGGAGGTAAATACTATGAAGATATTCAGAATGGCAGATGTGGAGAAAATCGAAGAAATGCTCGCAGCCGGAAAGACGGTTGAGGTTGAGTGGAAAGATGGAGCAACCGGAGATGTAAATGTCGAGACAGTCAAGTTTGTAAGATGGGATGGATTGGTATTTACGACAGGAGGTTGCATCTACACAAGACTCGATAAATTGATTGAGATTAGGGAGGTAGCATAATGCGGTACAGATACTGGTTGACATTAAGACCTGCGATGCCGGGTACAGTTCCGACAAAGAATTTGGAGTGCATCGAGAATTTCGACAGCAGAGCATATAGCGAGGAGGCAGGCAGAGAGGTTTGGGGATATGTTGAGTATTCAGAGCCGCTCACAGATAAGCAGGTAGCCGAGTACGAATTGGTAAAAGGAGGCGAGGTACATGATTAAGGCAGGAGACCTTGTTAAGATTGATGACATCGGACCTCTTGCACAGGTCCTCAAGAAAGGCAGAGGAAGAATGTATCTGAGATTGGATGGCGAGGAGTTTTGGTGTCCTACATCCATTATAAAAAAGGCGGAGGTGTAAGAAGATGGTTAAGTATATTGATGATGGAGTGCTTCTTGGTTGGTATTTTTGCAGAGAGGGTTGTTGGGGAGACGGAACAAAGAAAACAGCAGAAAGAATTGAAAAGGAGATGACGGAAGATGGCAGATAGAAGCAATGCAAGGCTGAACGAAGCGATAGAGCAGCACATCGCACAGTGGGATGGCACGGTGCATGGGTTCTGCATCAAGAATATGTGGGAGAATGGTGCTGATTACGAGAGTATCTGCGAGGCGGCAAATATCGACATCGAGGACTATGAGGATGACTGAAAATATTTCCGTAAAAATGCGTAAAACCTATTGACTTGACTGGAGGTCATGTTATCGTACGCATACGATAAAAACAAGCCAAATAAGGAGGACGCAGATATGTTTAAGAAGTTCATTCAGAGAATTATAGAAGCAGAAAATCGAGAGGACGCAATGCAGAATGTGTTTTACGGAAATGACGGTATCGACATCGCATTTCAGAGAGAAAAGATTTCTTGGAAAGAGCATCAGATGTTACTTGCAATCATCGAGAAGATGGCATAAGGAGGCAAAATGGTATGGCAGAACAGGATTACAGAGAGAAGATTAAGAAGTTGCTCGCTCTCTCAGAGAGCAGCAACGAACACGAGGCGAAGTCGGCACTCTTGAAAGCCAAGAAGTTAATGGCAGAGCATAAGATAGCAGAAATAGACCTCGAGGACATCGGCAAGAAGAAAGTCGTCCACATCAAGACAGAGTTCGATTGCAGCAAGAGAAGAGAAGCGTGGATGATAAGTCTATCGGCAATCATCGGTCAGAACTTTTGCTGTCAGTCATACAGAAGAAAGGAGTACAACAAGCAGGTGGCTACGATATGCTTTGTAGGTCTCGAGGGAGATGTGGATGCTTGCGTTGAGATTTTCAGATATGCAGTCGAATGTATCCGCAGCGGAATTGATGACCTCAGAAAGAAGTCTAAGGACTGCACTCGAGATTACAGAAAAAGGCTTTGTGATGGATATGGATTTGGCTACACACAGGGCATCAAGGAAGCGTTTGAACAGCAGAGGGAACATGATGAGACTGGATGGGGATTGGTAATGACAATTCCCAAAGAGGTCAGTGACGAAACCGATGCTATGAAGCACGAAAAGTTCAAAAGTGCTGCACAGGAACAGATGAGTGCAAGAGCATTTTGGCAGGGCAACGAAGATGGAAAGAAATTCGACCCGGGAACAAAGATTGCAGGAAAAACAGAACGGAAAATGGCGTTAGGAGGTATCTAAGATGGCAGATTTAAGAGAACAGCAGAAGCAGGAAGCAATTAAGAGGATGAAGAAACTCGGCATCATGGAGCAGCCGATTAAGGAGTTCGAGGAAGAGGGTAAGGTCAACCTCTCAGAAGGACCCGGTTTATTGTATTGGCTCAACGATGAGGAGCAGGAGATGGTTAGGAAGTTCGAGGAGGATAGCAACGGACTTGTTTACCATGTCATCAAGACGCAGATGAATTTTGGATTGATGTATTCATTCTTGTATGTTTCTGAGCATATCGAAGAGTGGGAGATGGATATGGAGGACTTGGGAGATAATCAGACGCTTGCTTATGTTGTAAATACGACAATGCCGGATTGTAGTGAGTTTGGAACCATAGGCATCGAGCCATCCATAGGTGGACTCAAGAGAATTTGGTAGGGAGATGGATGTATGGGAAAGAAAATGGGTTACGAAGATGGTACAGAAGTTGACCTTAGAACCTGTCCGTGCTGCGGCAAAGATGTTGCGAGAGAAGAAATGCTTTTCACTCGTGATTGCCACGGCATCACATTTAGACTGGTCTGTTTCGATTGCTATGAAAAATTGATGGCAAAAGGATATGACGGTCAGTATTATGACGAGGCGGATGAATGCCTCGATGAAGATTATTAGGAGGTAAAGATTATGGCGAAGATGGATTTTTCAGAGGAGCAGATGAGAGAGTTCTGCAAGGAGGCAGTTCCGGTAGTTGAGAAGTTACTGGAAATCGCAAGAAAGCATGGAGTAGAGGGAGGAGTAAGAACTTGGTGTGCTGATGACTATGTTTCTATCGAGGGAACAGGACTTGGCGGTTGGGAACTGCATAAGTGCAGCGGAGAGTACGATATGACCTACAACAGGAGAGTACCGCTTTTTGAGGAGGAGAAGAAATATGGAGAATAAGATGACTTTAAGGCAGTTCTGCGAGAGATACCGCAGAGGAGATTTCCTCATCAAGGATAGAAAGGTTCAGATTGAGGCAGGGTGGTATGACTGGTTTTGCTCAGACAATGCACTTGCCGGGAGGCTTGCAAAGATTTGGAACATCCTCAAGGGAATAGATAGCGATTATGTTCTTGACAATTACAGGGTTTGGTTCAAGAACAACTGCCCTTGTGAAGGACCACTGTATGATGATGTGAGGTTCGAGCCTATTGATGAAGATAAGCGAGATGAATTATATTTCGGAGTTGCTATCGACTGTGTATGGCACGACAGCAAGTATGCTGTTTTCACAGCAAGAAACGGCTACGAGACAGAAAGAGAATTTAGCAATGTCCGTGAAGTGAGAGCGTTCATCAATGGTTGGGAAGATGCACTGAAAGACGAGGAGTTCTATCAGAAGCGAGCAGAAAAGGATGCTGCAATGAAGAAGCTGAACGATGAAGCTGACAGGCTCGTCAAAATGGCGGAGGACATTCTGAAAAGACATCAGCAGGACGATGAAAAAACTCAGTAAATATGCGGATTTTCTATTGACAGGTAGGTAGGCGATGCTATCGTACGATTGTACCAAATGGTACTAAAAAATCCGAGGAGGCGATAGCCAATCAATAAGGACAAGGAGTTGAGAAAACTGAAACGAAGAGTTGAAGAACTTGAAGCGGAGGTAGAACAGCTCAAAAAAAGAACTGAAAACAGCAAGGCGGTTCAAATCATTACTTGGACGGTAGCGATTGTGGATTTAGCCACTGCCATACTTGCTTTGATAGCAGTTTTGACAGGCTGATTTCAGTTCGTGGGAGGGGGAGTCGTACCTCCCTCCTGTTTAATAAGAATATCACAGGAAGGAGTCGGTGTAAATGAAAATCGGCAAAATTGCATTGCATATCGTGTTTGTAGTATCAATAGCAGCATTTATCATCACAGGTAACAGCGTGGCAGCCTTAGTTTCCTTTGGGGCGGCGTGCATCAACCTTGGCATCCTACTTGGAGAAAGGAGCAGAAATGCTGAAAATAGGAAATATAGAAGATAACGATGGAGAGTACATCATCCATCGAGAGTTTTACAGACAGGGAATGATTTTCAAGGATGAGGAGGCGTACAAGTTTCATAAGGACCAACCGTGCTATTCTCCGGAATTGTCGGACTCGGTTTACACCGGGAATGACTTCCTTGAGTTATGCAACTGCCAGCAGGATTTGGCGGATGAGTTGTTCGAGGGCGTTGACTGGCAGCATCCCGAGTCACTCAAGGAAGATTGGTTCGTAAATGGCGAATGGGTCGAATGTGAGGGATGCGGGAAAATCATCAATTATGGCGATGGGTGCAATGACACGAAATGCCCGAATTGCGGAAGAAAGGTCGAGGTAAACTGATGGAAAATTTTAAGGTAAAGGCAGAACTGGAAATCAATGTGACGCAGGAAGATATTGATGACATTGTAACGACAGCATTAGAGGGCGGCATCAATTACTGGTGCGGAAAGGCTGAGGTAGATGGAGATTATCTTGGAGAATACGCATCTGAGCAGATAAGCAGGGGCGGAACATTGAAACTGTACGACTCTGAGGAAGATGAAGTCTATGAACTCACGAGAGATAAGCTGCTTGATGGCATCAAGAAGTATTGCGAGGATGCAGAAAGACCATACGACATCATGTATGCAGGAGCGAACTCGGTCGGATGCAGTACAGGAGAATACGGACTGGATTGCTGCATGGTGGATGCTACGGTGGCAGATATGATTATCCAGTATGCAGTCATGGGAGAAATTGTGTATGGCTAAGGCAGGAGTAAGCCAACAGGAACAAAACCCTACAAATACACCATAGAAGCGATAAAAACGCTGCATAAGCCTATATCAGAGAGAGGAGGCGGCAATATGGCATACAACAACGATAGAGATACCTATTCCTGTGACATCTGCGGCTTTGAAAGTAAATGGGAAGCCAAAGACGATGCTCATGGGGAATTATGGAGTTGCGAGAAGTGTGGAAAGATATTCTGCACCAAATGCTTTACCGACAGATTTGGAAGCGATGAATACTTGGAAATGATAAATAACGCAGACCAAGTTCATTGCCCGGATTGTTGGGAAAAAAGAAAGGATGGCGATTAGATGCAAGGCATAGTAACCGAATACAATGGTATATGCATATTCTGCGGCAGACAGGCAGAAGCGGAGCATCATCTCATATTCGGTACGGCGGGCAGGGAACTCAGTGACAAGGACGGACTCAAGGTTCCGGTCTGCAACAACTGTCACAACATGGGTGATAAACTGCACCGGATACATGATAACCCGATGGCAGAGCGATTATCCAAAATGCTCGGACAGGCGATGTTTGAGGCGAAGATAGGCTCAAGAGAAGAATTTAGAAAGAGGTACGGGAGGTCGTACTTGTAAGGAGGACTATGATGAGAGAAAAAAGTAAGTTGGCAGGAAAGACGGTAAAAATAAAAGACGGAACCGGGATAAAGGCAAGCCAATTCGTGGTAGAAGATTGGTTTGAAAATGTTGTTGGATGTTCTTGGCTGAATGCAAACGGAAATCCTGCGGCACTGCAATACGCAGTTAGAATTGCTAAATTCGGGGAGAACAATAATGTTCCTCCATTTGACAATGATGTGTTATACGGAAAAATAGGTATGCTTGGATTTCTTCTCAATGTAAGAGAAATCGCAGAAGAATAAGGAGGTGCAGACGATGACATGGAATGAGATTTACGAGGTGGCGGACGGAGCAGCCTGCGGAGATGATACGCTCAAGGCGAAAGATGAGGCAAGACATCAAGTGAGATGTCTCGCTATGGAATTAGGTAGTCCGGATTTGGATAATGCAGATTGCCCGGAGGATGCTATGAAAATTCAGTTTGATGAGTGCGGCAACATTGTAGGACTTGAACTCCCTCATTGGGTAGAAGATATTATCTATCGCAGAAAGGATGATGCGTACCTCGAGGAGGATTTGAATGCAACTGCTCAAGAATTGGCAGGCGGCAACATAGAAATCTGTGACGAACAGATGCAGAGAATGGTGGCGATGTACCGCCATGATGAAGATAGTAATGTAGCGATGAACGATACTCTCGAGAGCGTAGTGTGTAGAGTTCTTGGGCGTAATTGATGAAAGGAGACAAGATGGCAAAGGTAATTGAACTCATTAAGGAGTCTATGAAAGAAAAGAAGATGACACAGACCGAATTGGCGAAGTCGCTCGGGGAGGATGTGCGTGTCATCAATCAGCAGTTGAACAGACAGCAGGACCTCAAGGCAGAACGCTTCCTCGAGGTAATGGAGCATATTGGATACAGAGTTGAAATGGTTGACAATGACGGCATCCGTAAGGTGTGTGAGGATATGCTTGATGATATTAAGGCAGGAAATGTCAGCGGAGATAAGTTTTACATTCAGAAAGATGATGGTAGCATTATCGGCATCAGAGTCTCCGATGGAGATGCTGAGGTCGAGGAATTTTGGAATAAAGCCGATTGTTTCGACTGGCTTATTTCTCATACCTAAGAGATTGGAATATTCCAATTTGCAGGCGGAAAATTCCTAAAAAATATCAGTAAAACTATTGACTTCAAGGTAGGCTATGCTATCGTACGCTCAACGAAAAACATAACACCCAAGGAGGTACAAAGATATGATGAAATCAGAGTTTATCGAGAGAACAGGGTTTGAGCCGACCGAGGCAGAATACAGAGAAATCGAAGCAGAGTACATGGGATGCGACATCGACAAAGATGAGTTCTGCAAGGCATGGAAAAAGCAGGGCGGCATTCAGAGATTGATGAGACTTCGTGCGAGAAGAATCGAGGAACTTGAGGCAGAACTCGTAAAAGAGAAGAACGACTATGACAGAATGGATGCTCAGTATTGCACCAAGATTAACGAACTCGAAAAGCAGATTTCGGATGATGGACTGGCTCTTAATAGTATAAATGCTCAGATGGGATTGATGAGAAATAAGGCTGCGGGAGAAATTGAGGAATTACTCAAGAGAGCAACCGAGGCAGAGAGAAAACTGGCAGTCCTCAAAGAAGCATTTGCAATTATCGCAGGAAAGGAGGCTGAGTAATATGAAAGTTACTATTCCGGCTTGGAAACTGGTTGATATGTATAAAGAGAAGCACCCGAATGGTCACTTTTTCGATGACAAGACATTGAAGTTCTTTGGAGAGAGACTCTCAGACATGAGAGTCCTCAGTAATACAGAGGCTGTTAAGGATTGTCTCGGAGAAACGCACGAGTGCTATGTTCTGAGCAGATTGCAGAGAAAGCATCCGGCAGGACCGAGAAGAACATACGCATATTTCGATGTGGAAACACTCGAACATATTGCGGGATAAGGAGGAATGAACATGGCAAGAACAGGAATGACAATAAGCGATGCGGCTCACGAGTGGGTCAGAGAAATGAATGCCTATCCGCAGGAGATGATAGAAACCCTAATGCAGACAAAGCCGGATGATTGGCATGAGGTTACGATGCCTCGAGTATGCGACAGAGTATATGTATGTAATCTCCCGGATGGATGCGAAGATTACGACCCTAATGGCGAGATTGAGAATATCGTAGGAGATGTTTACCTCATCAATCTTGAAGATGGGAATACCATTGAACTCGGAGCAGATGATTTTGAGGTTGAGCGTGACAGCATTCTTCCGATGTGGGGATGGCTGTGGAGTTTCTCGGACTCAGCGGATGATTACTTTATGGATGAGTTGGACGGCATCAAGAAGATGTCTGAGTGCGGCTTCCGGATTTACGAGCATGATGAATGGGGTTATTTCTTCGGAATAGATGGCTGCGGATACTCATTCTATGACGAGCATTGGATACCGCTGTACAAAAAGAGAGGTTTGCAGTGGCACGACCCGAAAGCGGAGCAGGAGTATCGAATGAGAATGAACGGCTGCGAGAAAAAGAAACTTGGCACTAAGGAATGTTGGTTCAAGGGAGACGAGTTTGTTGAGGAGGTGTTGTGATGTCGGCGTTAGATGGATTGCTATTTGTATTGCTTGATTGTGGAAGTCTTGACATCTCCATATTGGATGATGTCGGGTACGACCTCGGAGATATTGCTGTTGAATTACAGGAGGAGGGCGTAAAGGTCACTCTGAATAACATCACGGATGCAATCTTCCGAAAAGGACAGGATGAACTCAAAGATGCTCTCGAGGAGAAGATTTCAGAACTCGAGGATGAAAGAGATGAGTGCGAAGAGGACTCTGACGAATACGAAGAATTGCAGGAACAGATTGATGAATTGGAATGCTGCGACACGGAGGAAGATGTAGAGTGGTTCTGCAACTGCCTTGACACCTCAATTTGGTTCAAAGATAACGAAGAGATTTACAGGAAGTATCTCGAGGATGAGATTTCAGACATCGAGGACAACATGGGATTTGAATTTTAGGAGGCGAGAGGATGGATAAGCAGTCAGCAGACAGGATAATCGTAAAGTCAAATGCAAGAATGGAAATAGTTCTTGACTGGTTCTCCAAAAACAGAGAATGGCTGAAACAGCAGGAGTTCCACGCACCGTTAGATGCAGGTGTTGTCGAATTACAGGAAGAATTGATTGAGTTCACATTCGAGAGCAAAGGAAATTTGGTGGAACTGGCGGTCTATCCGGCGGAAAAGCCTAATCTGCCTGCGGTTGTTACATACGATTACGACCCTGTGACTACGCATACATCCAACTTTCGTTTTGCATCACACCTGCCGCCGGAAAGAAAAATGCTCTTGATGCAGGTAATGGCAATGGATAATACACATCTCAAGGAAGCATTGAAGTACCACGCTCTGATGTGTTTTATGACCCATTACCGGGAGACGGTAAAGATTGAGGACAAAGGCAGAAGAACCAAGCGACAGGCTAAGGCGTTGCGAAAAGATGTAACGAAACCGCTTCCACTCATCCGGAAGCAATATGTAATTGAGGAAGTAGACAGCAAAGTTCTGAGGCTTCCCGACCAAAAGAGAACCTATACCAAACCGGAACACGAAGTAAGCGTCAGAGGCTATATGAGACACTACAAGTCCGGCAAGAGTGTATGGATAGAGCCGTTTACCAAGTACAGAGGTAAGGGCAAAAACAGAAAAGACTACGAATTATAGGAGGTATCACAATGGAAGTAAGATGCACAAGAAACTGTGAGAAAAAGGACAAGCAGGGCAGATGCCTTGCAGAGGCAATCTCAATCGAAGAGACTGGCTGCGGAGCGTTTATCAGAGTTCCGGAATATGAACCGTTCAGAGCGGACAATGTTGTTATCTATGACAAGGCGGGCATTCCGTCAGTTATGGTCCGCTTCTCAAGAGTAACTGATAATGAACTGTTCGGAGGCTCATTCAGACCCCATCCTGCGTTTATAGTGGAAGGAAAAATATATGATGAAATCTGCATCAGCAAGTATCCGAATACAGTAATCAACGGCAGAGCGTATTCACTCCCGATGACAAAGCCGGAAGTGAATGTCACTTATGATGAAGCAGTCAATCTTTGCAGAGCAAAGGGCGAGGGATGGCATCTGTGGACTGCGGCAGAGAGAGGACTGATTGCCAATATCTGCCACAAGAATGAAGCGTTCCCGCACGGAAATACGAACAACGGAGAATGGCATGGAGATAACTCTGAAAAGGGAAAAACCTATGACAGAGGATATAAGACACTGACAGGCTCCGGACCTGCAACATGGAACCACGACCACACACCGTTTGGTGTTTCTGATTTATGCGGAAACATTTGGGAATGGTTTGCAGGAATGAGACTTATGGATGGTGTCATAGAAGTGATACCGGAAAACAATGCTGCGGCAGACATCGACATGAGCAAAGACAGCGACAAGTGGGTGGCACTGATGAAAGATGGCAAGCCTATCCGCATTAACGCTGAGGATGGCGGACTCAAGTTTACGACTGAGGAGTCGGGCATGGACTACGATGGATGCGAGTGGGGAGATGCTGAGTTTGAATTTGGTATCACTGAGCAGATGAAAGAACTTGCCCTGTATCCCGGCGAACCGAAGGCATACCTGTATGCAGATACGGAGGGCGAGCGTTTGCCGATTGCCGGAGGCAGCTGGGCCGGTGGTGCCAGTGCGGGTGTGTTCAACTTGTTCCTCTCCGATGCTCGTTCTTACTCGTACAGCTCCCTCGGCTTCCGCTCCGCTTTCTATGGAAAGTTGGACTCTGAGGTTTGATATTTGTAAGGCGGCTGTTAAGCCGCCATACTCTAAGGAGCGATTATGTTGAAAAGATTGAAAGAACAATGGAAACGACACTGGAACTGCTTTCCTTGGTTTGCGTGCGGGATGATGATTTTAATTAAAGGAGAGATAAGCAGGTTTTCATACGCTTTGATATGGATAACGGTTTTGGTGCTAATTTGGTGGAAACTACCAACAGTTGGTTTGGATGAGTTCGAGAAAGAAATGGAGGATACAGAAAATGAATAAGGTTATTTTAATGGGTAGACTCACGAGAGACCCGGAAATCAATTACTCACAGAATGGGAACAACACCTGCATTGCGAAGTACACACTGGCAGTAGACAGAAGATTTAAGCAGGAGGGCGGACAGGAGGCAGATTTTATCTCCTGTGCGGTATTTGGAAAAGGAGCGGAGTTTGCCGAGAAATATCTCCACAAAGGAACTAAGATTGCAATTACAGGTAGACTCGAAACCGGTTCCTACACGAACAAGGATGGCGTAAAGGTCTACACCACGACAGTAATTGTTGAGGAGCAGGAGTTCGCAGAAAGCAAGGCATCCTCACAGAACAACGCAGGAGGCAATTATCAGCAGCCTGCATCCAATAATTCCTCATCGGGCGATGGTTTTATGAATGTTCCGGACGGAATTGATGAGGAGTTACCGTTTGTATAGAAAATCAAAGGGTGAGCCGCACATGTGCAGCGACTGCATACACCGATGGTATTGCCCGGGAGCGTTCCGGAAAGACCATTGATGCGGCAATCATCAGACAAGGAGGAAAACATGGAACAGGAAGAAATGACAAGACAGGAACAGCACGACATTGTGTATAGAAGATGCATCTGTGAGTATGGTACTCAACCTCAGATTGATATGTGCATCGAAGAAATGTCAGAGTTGACAAAAGCATTACTCAAGTACAGAAGAAAATTTGCCCTCGTTAGAGGAGAAAATGTAAATCCTACGAATGGAGATACAGACCTGTTTAAGGCAAGAACAGACATCATTGACGAACTGGCAGATGTGAGAATTATGTGCAGACAGATGGAGTTACTCTTCCAAGCAGAAGATGAGGTTGAGAGGAGAATTGATTTCAAGGTAGACAGGCAGCTAAAAAGATTGGAGGGGTAGATATGAACAGACCCGAAACAACATCCACCCTATCGGAAATGGTCGAAAAGTATATAAATCCACACAATGACCCGAGGATATATTGGGCGAAAGAAGTGACTTTTGACTATTCGACTGTTCATGCAATCAGAGTTGATTACATGAAATTCAAACCAGTGAACAATACGGTATCCGGCATCGAAAAAGGAGATTTTTATTGTTACGAGGTTAAGTCGTCAGTCGATGACTTCCACAGCAAGAATGGTCACAATTTCATCGGAGACTTCAACTATTATGTAATGCCTGCGGAAGTATATGCAGCGGTGAGTTTGGAAATTCCGTACAATGTCGGGGTGTTGGTTCCAACAGATGATATGTGGAGGAGCCTTGTATCAGTAAAGAAAGCCAAAAGAACCGACAGGAAAAGACCTGTAAGCGAGATGCTGCTTATGATGTTCCGTTCTGCGGCAAGAGAAAGGAGAGGATAGGAATGGCAGTTAATCTTCACGAGATAATGAAATCTAATGCGAAAGTAAGATATTCGATACAGACCCTGAGAGGTAAGACACTCCTCCAGTGGGCGGTGCTGTGGTTCAAGATGAGCAACGATGCCTTTTATGAATTATATGGTTTCAATTTCAACCCGCACGATTATCCGATGCTATACGAGATTGCAAGGGAGGAAGTTTACGGAACAGGAGGCTGATTAGATGGGAGATGAAACAAAGAACCCTGCCAACGGCATTAAGGACTTAATGTGGAGTTTTCTGATGGACAAAGGGCAAAAAGAGAATATACCGGAGTTAAAAGCTGCGGTATATCGGCTTATACAGATGACTACTCAGAAAACAGCCGGGCAGAGAAAAGGCACTCACATTCCTTGGGAGACTTTGGATATGGAGATTATGAGAATTGTCATCGAGGCAACCGCATTAGTTCTATCGGGAAGATTGGATGAATTAGAAAGGAGCGAAAGTAATGGGGAAGATTAAAGGATTTATCCTCAACAGGAAGCAGTATGACAAAATCCGCAAAATGGACCATTGTCAGATGACGATGTGGGCGGAGTCGGTTTATAAATCCGGGTATAAAGATGGTAAGGAGGCGGCAGAAGCAGACTCACTCACAATAGACCAAGTAAGAGAGTGTCTGCTCACTCTCAAGGGATTTGGCGAAAAGAGGGTGTCAGCCATCTGCGATGAATTGCAGAGAAAAATGAGCCATACTTCCGATTGA